AGTTCTTGGTCAATTACCTTTGCAATTCTACTATCTGTGTCTCGAGCTTGTGGATCATACCAAGAGTTCTTTTTAAGCCATTTTGTTGCGTTGGCTTGTACTTCAGTATTAATCTGATTAGGTACGTTTTCTTTTGGTACTTTAGCTTGCTCTACTTGTTGTTTCTTATAGTGTTCGGCTTGTTTTAAACGCTGTTTAGCGTCTGTCAACTGTTCCAAATACTCAATTTGAGCGGCTGCGTCGCCAGATTGTGCTGCTTGTAGCATCTTCATCTTTGCGTATTCGACACGTGTGGCTTCGTCTTCGATAGCCTTGTCAATCTGTGCAAATTGATAAGATACTGTAGTGCTTTCAACCTTAGCTAGACGCTCTGCCAGTTCGGCATTGCGGCGCTCAAGTGCTGTAATCTTGTTCTTAGCAGAGATTTCACGTTGCTTCTTTAACTCTTTTTTGAGTTTACGCTCTTCTCTACGGGCCTCGCGGATTGCTTCACGTTCTTCGTCGGTTTCGCCTTCTTCGGCTGCTTCGTCGTCTTCACGCTCTTCATCACTGCGGGTGTCTTCTGCTTCTACATGACCACCTTCTTCGTGGTCTTCAATTTCTTCTGGTAAATCTATTTTAGCTACCAGTGTGCCATCTTCCTGTTCCTTCATTGGAACATGGTCGTCGTCTTTCTTTGCCATTCTTTACTTTCTACAAAGTTATTAGTCTACAAACGCTTTCATTTTCTGTGCTGCTTCGAATGATTTGATCTTGGAGATCACTTCACGGGCTTGTAATGTAATAAACACCACAGGCGCGCCATCATCGTCGGGCTGCACTACGAAACGATCACCACCGTACTTGATTGTGCGAACTAAATCGCCAACTTGACACCAAGGACCTTCAATCCAAGGGGTTAAATCTTCTGGGCTCTTATATGCTAAGGGTCCAATTGCTCGTACTTTAGCTACTGTTTCGTTAAAACGTAAGGTTTGTCTGGTCTCATCCACTAGGATTATACCGCCTTTACTGGTTACCTTTTCCCTGCGTAACTGCACAAGTACTCGGTCACCTAAAATCTCGACTCCAGGGTCTACGTCAGGGAAACACTCAAGTTCTGTTCGTAAATCTGGTTCGTCTTGTTCTCTAAAATCAATCGCCATCCGGCAATCCCTTTCTGAATCTTACGATTCGTCGTCATTCTCCGTCAGAATTTCGTTGACAATATCTAAAGTCATTTGCAGACCTTGAATAATGCCTACGTACTGCTTGTAATCATCAAACGAGTTGATGTTAGTGCCGGCGGTGACGGTTTCCGCATGATTTTGTATCTCAGTCCTTACGCGACCGATAATTTCACTAATAAAGTCTTTCATACTTTTACTAATACGCTGTGGCGGATAAATCCGCCCCAAATATTAATAAAAGTTGCCGCCTTCGATTTCGTTAAGGTTTTTACCTGGGCCAACTTTAGGTGACTTAGCCATTTTGTTTTGGTTAAGTACTGCATTGTTAGCACGCTTAGAACCTGAAGCGCCTTTGTCGATAGTTGTCTCACCAGGACCGCCAGCGTAGCCAGGGGTGCCAGTCATTTTGTATGCTTTGCGGAAGCCTAATTGGTCTTCAGCTGATTTTTTAGTTGCCATTATTGTCCTTCAGTGGGTTGTTGTGGTTGTTGAGCTTGTTGCTCTTGCATTTGGGCTATTTGCTGTTCGTGCATCTGCTGGGCTTGTGCCAAACCCTGTTGGTGTTGCTGGTCCTGTTGCTGCATCTCCATTGCATGCTGCTGTTGGGCCTGTGCTAAACCTTGTTGATGCTGTTGAGCGGCTTGTTGTGCCTCAATTTGTTGTTGAACTTGTTGAGCTTGTTGCTCGAATGCTTGTTGCTGGATTGCTAAACCATGCTGACGAATATCTTGGTCAGAGGCTTGGATAGCTTCCATAGCAGATTGATTTTGATCTGCTTCTAGTTTTGTTTGTAGCTGATCCATCTGAGTACCAGCTGAAATCATGGCAACACGCTCTTTTGCAGCATTATTGATGTTAGCCATTGCAATGTCTGTGGCGTTGCGTTGGTTATCAATATTAGTCTGCGTGCTGTACTTAGCTTGCAACTCTTGAACTTTCTGTTGTAGCTCTGCAATCTTAATTTGATAATCTTGTTGCATGCTCTGAGTATCAAGCTGCATTTTAGCCTGAGCTTCTTGCAACTTACGTTGAGTCTCAGCTGTCTGGGTCTTAACAATTGCCGCAGCAGTTGGATCAGACATAAGCATAGTTTGTTGTTGCTGTTGTTGAGCTTGTGATACTTTCTGAGCCAGACCAGTAATTTGCTGTAGGAATGGTCCAATAGTTTGCTGTGCATCTTGGCCAACCATTTGGGAAGCAAGTGCCAAGGCTTGTTGGGCTTCTTGATCCAGTGGCTGTTCTTGGTGTAGTTTGAGTACATCTTCGCCGCCGGAAGCCTGGGCAACATAAGAGCGCATAGATTGCAAGTAGTGCAGTGTCAAGTGTTGCTTGATGTGTTCAAGTGCGTGCGGCGCAAAGATTGGGCCAATGATAGGGTTACCACCGTACGCAGGATTTTGTGCATACTCTAAGTGAATCTTAAGGTGTGCAATATGATCCTGGTCGGGGTAGGCGGCAGCGGGTCGTCCCATCGTCATAGAGACGTTCTCTAAGGCCGGATTGGATTCGTTGGCGCCTTGTGGGTTTGGCAGTACTTCTTCCATCTCAGGAACTTTTAATTGCTTGAGTACGCGTTTGTATACTGCGCGCATGTCAAACATTCCTGGAGGTGCAGTGCCTGCCATCTGTAGGAGGGCTTGATTCTGAGCAAGACGTTGTGTCTCAGAAAAAATGTTAGGGTCGGATACTGGGCGAACATCTGAGTTATACGCAAAGTCACGTACCTCAATTTCAGTACCGGACTGGTTGTCCATCTCTTGCAAGTACCAGTGGTTGATACGTGAGATGATGGCCAGTGATTTTTCTTGGCTGCGGTGTAAGCGTGCGTGAATGCTAGAGAATACCTTGGCACCCTGCTCAATCAGAGCTTGGGTTGTGCCTACTGGCATCTGGCTATTAGCGTCAGCAATCTTCTCTTCAGCTGTAGTAACAACACCTTTAGCAGCTTGTGTTAACCAACCAAGCAAATCATACAATACACTTGAAGGTGGGTTAAATGGCATTGGCATAGCAATCTGACGAATGTCAGTCACGCCAGCGCCCGCTTCTACTTCAACTACTTGAGTTGGTTCAATTCGATCAGATTGTCCAGACACTCTTCCAGTTTTGAGTTTAAGTAACGTCTGGCTGTTGTTGATATGAGCAGCGTCAAGCAGAGCACGTAGAGCACCAGTGAGAGCAGCAGAGAGACCGCCAATAAGATGGGGGAGACCAATAGCATAAGCACCACGCCAAGGGATGAACTTGAACTCAACAATCCAGTCCAGTTTTTCACGTTTTTCATCATTTGCATCCCAGTTGCGGTACAAGGCTAATACCTTGTTTGTTGATTCGTCAATGGTCAAAGTGTATGGTGCACGTTTACCTTCTGTTTCCGGATCAGCTTCCAGTCGCATAAAGCAAGTGATTTCATAAATTCTGCGTAACTCGTCGATATTTTTAGAAGGCATATCAATACCTTCAATCTTATCGTTTGCTGCTTTACTCTTAGTTTGGTCATTAAGCGGAGCGTCAGAGGTATACTCTAAATTATCCAAGTCACGATACAGACCAGCATCAATACGTTTTAGGTATTCATCGCCAGTGATGTCTTGTTGCTCAGTAACGCGCTGCGCTGTGTAAAAGTTTGTTGAGGCGTAAGGTAAAATGATGTTGTCAATTGGAACCCACTCGCACGTTGGGCGAGCTTGTTCTTCATCGTACATCCATTTAAGGTACTGTGACCCACCAAGCGGCAATTGAGTAAACAACTGCTCCATCTCATCGCGGAACTCAGGGACTTGTTGGGTTAATTGCCAGTTAAGAAACTCGACTTTTCGTTCTGCGACTTCTTCTTTGGTTTTGTCGTCGTTTCCTTTAATGTTGGACTTGACGATGCCGTCTGATGGTAATAGCTCTTTGGCGGCGGAAGCTGCGAAGTCAACACAAGCCTCGGCCATGACGGGATGAACAACTTTAGAAGCGCCGTCGAAAGTAGCACCACCAGGAGCGTCCTTACCAAGGCCCGTTCTACGAAGTCCTTCTTCATATTGCTTATCTCTTTGCTTGCGTGCCTCCTTGTCTACATCAATGTAGTCAAGGTATTCGATGGAGAGTGAATTTAATGTCTGCTCATCAAACACTTCTGCAAGGTTTGCGTAGAACTCTGGATTTTTTAGTGGGCTAGATTTTTCGACGTAGTTAACCACCACCGAACCATCGTCCAGTTCAATTATTTCTTGTTCTACTTCGTCGGAGTCTAAACCCAGTATGTCTTCGTACTCTTCCATGTCAGCGTCTTGCTGTTTTGCATCTTGAATATCATTTTCACGATCAAGACCAGGCAAATTGCCGCCAGCTTGGATAGGTAATTGTGGTTGTGCCATAGATTATGTCATTTTGGAATTTGGTGGGCCTAACTCAACCCTTATATTTACTAATACGCTGTTTTTGACGTATCCGCCCTTATTGGGCGTAGGGATTGGCAAAACGCTTGCGTACATCATCGTCAGCGTAGTCATAATCCCTAGCTGGGAGGTAGTCTAACTGCAGCCAACCATCGTCTCGTAGGATACGAAGGGCTTGTGATAGGGAATCCACATAGTCATCATGGCCACCCATTTCAGGGAACGAACAGACTTGGCGCAGAAAACGCTTTGCCCAGTCAGCAAACTCGCCGGGCTTTTTGGGGTCTTCTGGAATGAACACTTTTCCCTTAGCTACCAGGGGTGCTACGATGTTTAGGCGCTGCACTTTGTCCGCGCGGCCGGGGTTGTAACCTTGGACTGGCACTCCTGCGCCTCTGAGCTCTTGGATTAGTGAGATACCAGCAGATTTGTCTTCCATGAGGATGAGGTCTGCCTTTTTGCCCTTAGCAAACTCATTATCTGCGCCGTATACAACCTCTTTAAAATCATTTACTACTTTGCGGCGTAGTTCTGGGTAGGAAAGGTGGTTGTCCCAGGAATCAAGAAGGATTGCGCATGTGCCACCGTCTTGTTGTTCAAAGATTCCCCATACTGTGCAAGCAGTGGGGTCGTTGTGTGTCTTTTCCGATGTAGCGGGGTCGTAGGAAGCTAGGACATACTCCAGCTCTGGTGTGGGCTTATCAGCAGGCCACATCTTGAACTGCTTACGTTTAATAATACCGGCGGACTCTGGGTCCAGAATCTCACCGTAGATCTCCTGACGACCAATGTCGGTGCCGTCGTATGTCTCTAACTGTTTGAAAAACGTTTCTGACAGGTTTTCCCGGTTGTCAAACGAGGACGCGTTGACCATGTAGACGTCGCCACCGACTTTACCTTCGGCGAGGTCGACAATGAGCTCCCTTGGCTTAGGGGTGGTGGTGATGATCTGCTGGACACGGGGTATTCTTGGATCTTTAAGTCGTAAGGTGAACTGTACGCCGTCGTATGCGTCGTCAAGATAGTCGAATGCACATAGCTCGTCGAACCAAGCTCCGTGGTATTGTTTACCGCGGTAACGTTCTGGTTCTGAAGCTGGAATCCCCTGAATGATTGATCCGTTGATGAGGGTAATTTCAAAGAGGGACTTGTTGTAATCTCGTATAAGGCTCTTGGGTATGATATTGAGAAGACCGGAGTCTCCTTCGAAGCAAGTTGCACGAATA